TATTAAAGATAAGATGTCAAGCAAAAGTATAGTACAACTTATTGCTTGACACCCTTTTTATTTTAATGTAATACTAAGGTATTAATTTAGCCCTATATGGACAACTAAATAATTGCCGTGATAGCATTAAAAATCCGATAGGTTGTTTCGTAAACAACAAGGTTTCCCGAAAGGATAAATACCGATTATTTAAACCATATAAAATATATGGTGTAATTGGTATATATATATCTCACACCTAATATTTTATTAATTTAGAGAGGACTGGAATATGTCAGTACAAATAACTACTGCTTTTGTAGAGCAGTATAAAAGTAATGTGTTCCATTTGGCGCAACAAAAAGGCTCTAGGTTAAGAGATGCATGTAGATCAGAATCAATTACTGGTAAAGCGCATTTCTTTGAAAGAATCGGAGCTACTGCTGCACAAAAGAGAACATCTCGTCATTCTGATACTCCAAGAATGGATACACCTCATTCTAGGCGTAAAGTATCATTAGACGATTATGATTGGGCAGACTTAATTGACCAAGAGGACAAAGTAAGGATGCTTATTAGCCCTACTTCTGAGTACGCTATGGCAGGTGCTTGGGCTATGGGTAGAGCTATGGATGATGCTTTAATAGCAGCTGCTACTGGAACTGCATATGGAGGTGTTGCTGGTGGTACATCAGTTTCATTACCATCTGGAAATAAAGTAGCGCATGGTTCAGCTGGATTAACACTAGCAAAATTATTATCTGCTAAAGAAATAATTGATTCTAGTGATGTTGATCCTGAAGAATCAAGATTTGTAATATGTGCAGCAGGTCAAATTTCTGACTTGTTAAATGTTACACAAGTAACTAGCTCTGATTACAATACTGTAAAAGCATTAGCACAAGGAGAAATTGATACTTATTTAGGCTGTAAATTTATTCGTTCACAAAGATTGGGAACAGATACTAATGGCAATAGACAAGTATTAATGTTTACTAAATCCGCATTAGGTCTTGCTCTCGGAGCAGATATTAATACAAAAATATCTGAAAGAGCTGACAAGAATTATGCAACACAAGTATTTCTATCTATGTCTATCGGTGCAACTCGCATTGAAGAAGATAAAATGGTAGAGATCGCTTGTACTGAATAAAGGAGGATAATATGGCAACAGCAAAAGCAGTTGAAGTAACAAACCTTGATACTACGCCTAGAACTCTCCTGGAAGCAGGAAGTGGGCATGGTAAAATGCGTGTGTTTCAAGATACTATTGCAGCAGGTACAGGCGATATTGATAACAATGATGTTATTATGTTCGCTGAAATACCTTCAAACGCTAAAATAGTTAGTATCCTTGTATATAATGATGATTTAGATAGTGGTGGTTCACCATCATTAACTACAAATGTCGGCTTATATAACGGACAGACTAAATTTACAGATACAGATGGATCATCTACTTCTTACGCAGCAGCAGCTGTACTTGATGAAGATTGTTATGCGTCAGCAATAACAACTTTACAAGCAGCTAATACAGCAGGTGTAGAATTAGCATATGAAGCAAGAAATGTAAATGTAGTCGCTAACTTTGTTTGGGAAGATGGAGGTCTGACTTCAGATCCTGGTGTTCCTTTAAGAGTAGCGTTTACTTTTTCAGCAGATGCAGCAACAGCCGCAGCTGGTGATATTACTACAGTAGTAACATATGTTGTAGACTAAAGGTAATTGTAAGACCATTAGGCGTTATATATTGA